CCTTAGATAGGTGCTTGCCTCTGAGTCCTTGTGGACATAGTGGCTTCCCCGCTGGACGTAAGTCCAGCAAGCATACTCTGAAGGTCCATCCCCTGAGGAACGTCAGATGCCCCAGGAAGGCCACCAGCGCCCGCCTGAGCGCCTTCGGGGCCCTCCGGGGCCCCTCCTGCCATCATGGCTTCCAAGGGGTTCTGAGGGGCAGCAGCGGCCTTCTCGTCTGGAGTGAAAACCTTGAGTACAGCATCCTGTACAGACTGGCCCTTCTCCCTCAGCTTGATCATGTCAGCAAGGCGCTTGAGCGCCGCTACAGGATCCTGACCCTGAAGTGCCATCTGCGGGATTGCCTGGGCATAGCCCATCATTCCCTGCTTGATCGCATCGACCATCTGTTCGTTGTCAATCTGAATCTGCATCTGAGTGACGTCAATGTTCATCGGAAGCTGACGCTGGAAGAAGTCCCTGGAGATGAGCTGATCGCCTCTGAGCTGAAGCAGACCAACGATAGCCCTGGCCGGGTCCTGCCCGGCAGCAAAGCCGTACGTGACATCCACAGTGTAGTCACCAGCGATGTCCTTGGCGGGAGTGTAGTCCTCCTCGAAAGGAGACCCCTGCACAACACCACGGACTGTCTTCTTCTCGTTGGGCCAGAGCTTCTGATCCATCTCGAAGCACAGCTCAAGGGCTGCCTTCAGTGTCTCCTGAAGGACGGTCTGTCCTGTGGAGATGACGGTATTGAAGCCACCCATAAGGGCCTGGACTCCACGGCCGGTAATGACAGAGGCGTCAACATTCCCAGAGCGAGCCTCGGGAGTACGGGTTCCTACCCGTAGCTCCTGTTCCAGCATCGCCCCTTCCTGGAAAGCAGCGGAAGGAACATCAACACCGACTCGCCTGATCTTTTCAGGACTGTCAGTCCGAATGATGGCGTCGTCTCCGAACGTCATCTTCTGCACATCCCGAGGAACAGCGAGAGGTGCACGAACGGTCTTCTCAGTGGCCTCTAGTCCAAGCAGGGCCATCCGAGCCTTAGCAAGCTGAACCCAGATGGCGTCATCGAAGGCGCCTCGGATCTCCTCGTCATATCCCGGACGCTCACCAACTGCAACGTAGACCCTGTTGAGCGGATTGCCCATGGATCGTACAATGCGATTGGAATGGTCGGGCAGGTAAATCACGATCTGGTCTGCATCGCAGTACTTGATGACCGTGATCATTCTCTGAGCCCAGCCCTGCTGGTAGTCACCATACTGATTGGTAGGCCGCAGCGTGGTCAGTAGCTCAGGGAACTTCTGAACCAGATGGACGGCCTCTTCGGTCCAGACCTTAGAGTGACTGGTGATCCTGCCGAACATGTCCTTCTCGATGTACGTACCCATGGGGTTCTCAACCCTGATATGGGGACGCTTCTCAGTGAAGTCCGGTTCGATCACATAGATGGCCTGGCCGTAAGTAGTAAGGAAGTCAGCAGCCACAACCTGACGCCCAGCGCCCAGGCCGGAAGCCTGGACGTAGAAGTTTGCAACCTTTGTCTTGCGACTGGAAAACTTCTTGGCCTTGTCGGTCGTGGTCTGGCCAGTGGAACAGTTGATGCTAGGCATTGCCCCCATTACTTCCGCCATGTCTCTGGCGGATGTATCAATGAGGTTTGCCACAATGGGCTTAGGCCATGCGTCAGGCATGGCCCCGGGGATTACAGTTTCAACCTTGCCAGACCTGACGTCATGGACGTTGCGGTGCCTCTGGTCTCGATCGGCAGATGCACGGCGCAAAGACTCAACGCGGTTCGTCAGTTGTTCGATGGTCCTCGCCATGTCTTACCTCCTTAGATTACTTCGGGACCTTGAGGCGCTTCCACGTCTCAGGACCGGGGTAGCCATCGGCATCCGATCCAGTCCAACCCTGCTTGCGCTGGAACCACTCGACGCCCTTACGGTCAGCTTCTGACCATGCCTTGCCGGGGCCGACCTTGTAGCCCTTGTATCCATTGGCTACCAGTCGCTTGCCGAGCTTGGTGACAAGGTCGCTCACGCGACCTACCTTGAAGTAGCCATAGCCAGGAAAGGGTGCATACACAGGCTTGGGCTTGGCGGAAGATGAACTGCCCGGCTCGAACTTGCCGGACTTGACGAGAGCGTAAAGAGCATCACCAGGGCACGCTGTAGCGTATCCATCCCGGTGCCCCTTGATCTCCTTACCCGAGCCCGTCGCTCGGAGACGTCGGATCCCCTCCTTCACTCCTGCGATGACAGCGCTACTGACTGTCTTGTACTCAGTTCCAACGAGAACGACAATGGCGTCATGGTCCTTGTTAAGGGACTGGTTACCATTGGCTCCGGTCTGCTTGTTCGGACCGCGCCCTTCAAGGAGGGCGCCATGCTGGCATACTGCATACGTATAGGCGACATCAGAATATCCTTCCGCCTTGTTCGCAAGATGGCTCTTCCGGATAGAGGTCCAATGAGCCTTGCACTTGGAGTGATCCATAGAGGGGACCTCAGTCCCCTCGTAGTGCACCTTTACGCCCTTGGTCTCTCGGGTCTTACTGGGGGCTGCCGATGCAGGCCAGCCCAGCTCAGCCCGACTGATGAATTCTACGGCCATTAGCCCCACCACTCTCCTTCGCCATTGGCTAGGTTTGCCTGGCTCATATAGTCCAGGTCGACTGTCATTGTCTTCTGCTTGTCTCGTTCGGACTGGAAGGCGGACCCCATGTGGAAGACGCCTTCGATGTTGTTGACCAGCTCCCTGGCTTTGGTCTCAGCGAACCACAGCGCCATCACCGTGTCCTGCTTGGCCTTGGACTGAGGGAACCACGTCACAAGCTGTTCGATGAGGGCTTTGACGCCCTCATTCTGGGATCTACTGGGAAGCCTGATGAGGCCCTTGTCCTCCTTGGAGCCATCGAAGAGCATCGACATGGAAGCGACACCAAAGTCAATGTCGTTCTTGTTGTTGCCCGTAAAGTGCTCTCGAAGGTGGGTTCCTCTGGATCCCAGGAAGTTTCTCAGGTCCCGGTTCTGTGTGACCATAAGGTTCATCGCGTTCTTCTCGATGACCCATTCGTTCACGTGGTACTTGACGGTCCACTCTCGGATCTTGTCGAAGAGGTCGTCGGGCTTGCAGTTAGCACGCGTCCAAACGTCAAGGACCCATCGCACCCCAGACATTCGATCAACACCAAGGATGATGGCTGCGGAGTGCCCGGTGATCGCAGGGTCGAAGCCTCCGATGATATAAAGCCCGTCCATCCCATTGGCTCGATGACCGGGTGCACCCCGTTGCATGAACCCAGCAGCTCGCATACCATCGACTGCTGCCGCGACCTTGTCGGGTGGGAAGATGGCATCTGCCGTCACCTGTTCCTGTTGATAGACCATTGCCCAGTTCTGGGAGGACGACGTTGCGCGTCGTCTTGCTAGGGCCTTACCTGAATGCCAGGGGTAAAGTCCATCCTCATTCTTCTCCACCAGCTTTCTTGCTCCCAGCGACACTGGGGGTCGGTTGGTCCAGGGTGCGAGAACAGTCCAATCGTCTGGGCTGTCTGCGAACTCCAGAACGGCTGGCTGCGTGAGGTAAGTCCAAGGGGACTCTTCGTCCTGCCCGTACCACTCAGGCTTTTGTATCTCGCTGTATAGCTCCACTGGGGCGAGTCGTGTTCCGACCAGTAGAAGTGTACCTCCGGGATAAGACAGCCGGTTGATGACCTCTCGCTGAATCCAGTCGATCTGCTTCTCGAACTCATGGGCGTTCTTTCCCGTCACGGTGTCGTCAAGGATGATGAGGTCAGCTCGGTTACCGTAGATCTGACCGTTCATGCCGAGGGCCTGAACTGTAGGCGTTGCCTCACCAGAGTCACGCGTCTCCGCGTTGACGTAGATGCTGTCGGCAGTCCAAGAGGCAGAGTTCGCATCGAAGCCACCCTCAGGTGCGAATGCGTTCTGAAGCTTCTTGTATGCGTGGTTGGCTCCAGCAAGCCTGTCCTTGACTGCACGGAGGAACCTCTTGGCCATCTCCTGAGTCTGGGACACGATGATGATTCGGATGTTCGGGTCCTGACAGATCCTGTACGTCGTGTAGTTCACCGTGATGGTCGTAGACTTTGCGTGCTCCGGAGGAGTGTTCACGATGACCATGCCAGGGTCACCAGCCCTATAGACCTGAGAGGGATGCATGTTCCTGGGAGGACGTCCCTCAAGGACGTCGTACCACTGAAGCTGGTGATTGAAGAGCTTGGTGTCTAGGTAGTCCTCGCAGAAGGTTGGGAAGTCCGGCATCTCCTCACGGGCTTCCAGTGCCTTTTCGGGATGGCGCATCAGCTTGATGCGGTCCATGTCGTTGCGGAAGTTCTCATCCGAGTTACGCCAGTACTGGATTGTGTTCGGGTGGACTCCGAGATCGTCAGCAGCCTTCTTGGCTGTGAGGCCCTTCTGAAGGTACTTGAGGACCGTATCCTTCCCCGCCCGGATCTTGGGGTCTCCTACAGAGCCACCACGCTTCCTTTTGGGTTCTGGCATTGTTAGTCCTTTGTGGTCTCTACGTCCGCCCTAGGGGGCGTCCTTGTCGGCGGAGAATGATCCCGCGAAGCGGGGGCTGCCTCCTCTGTGGTTCAAACAGTCTGTTTAGTAATGCAGTCTTTGTAGACTCTACGGCAACCCCCTAAAGGGGTTGCCTTAGGTTCTTACAGTCTTTACAAGCTCTTGTCGTTCGGTCGCTTCGCTCCCTCACTAATAGATATACAGGACACTTGATGTTTCGGTGTCCAACCGTTACCAACTCTTTACAAACTATCTACTGAGAGTGATATAGACCTTGCTCTATGGTTACAGTCTGTTAGGTTCCTGTGATTCATGTTACATTTGGATTGGGTCTCACACACACACACACGGGCCAGATTAAACATCCCCGGGTCACTCTTAGTCACTGTTGACCATGAGATTGTCACAGGCTGTGCAGCATCACTTAGCACCTAAAGTCTTGAGGTCTGCACAGCTCTGGCCAGCTCAGATGAGCAGCCCTGTGCTCACATGTGTATGTGTATAGAGATGCAGCCATGTACATATCCATGCAGGCTGGGAATACCAGGCAGAATGGACGGATGACCTTGGATTGTGGGGATCATACAAAGGAATGGCCATGGAATCGGAGGGTGGGGACTAACAGCACAACCCATACGCAGTACCCACCAGCCCACCTTGGATACCAAACAGAGCCATCTAGATCACCAGTGATTCACAGGGCTGATAGCAGCCAGCACCTTGGATCTCACGGCCAGGCGTAAGGCCTGGCCTTTGATTCATGCAGCCATGCAGAGAGGGCAGATTCATTTGCTACAGCCTTTACACCCGCCAAGAACCAGCAAAGATCAGGGCTTGCAGGGCTGCGGAACTAAACAGTCCATTTGAATCCATGCAGGTCAGGGGCTATCTCAACTGCATTTGCGCAGGTGCAAGCGTTCTAGGGAAGAACTTCAGATTCTTTTTCTGTCCCAGTGTGTCCCAATTTGCATCACTCTAGACGCCCCGTGAGGGGGCGTCGTGAGGGGTTGACGGATGAGGAAAGGCTGAATCAAGGGATTATTTGCAAACCTAGAAGCGCATGGTTGTGTCATCTCCACCAGCCAGCAACACCAGGCCGGAGGGGAGCAAGCCAGCTAGCACAGAGGCTTGCAGGGCCCAGAAGGCTCTGATAGCTTCTGGGGGTCCGCAAGGCCCGCAAGGGCTCGAAGGTCACCTAGTGACAGGGAAGTCCCTTCGGGGATAAGTCCCACGGACAGCACGGAGAAGCGGTCGCAGGAACGGGGCCGATGCTTGTTCCTTGAGAACTCAACAGCGTGCCCGAAGCAACACGAGGGCCCATGTGTGTGCTGCCAGCATCATCGGCAGTGGGCGCAGGGGATAGCGCACCTAGTGCGGTTCCTGTGTTAGCCACGTTGCAACACACACGCTCCTCCGGGAGCGTGCTCGACATATGCGTATGGAGTCACATCACCTAACTGGTTCCTCCGAGCTTGAGGTGAGTCCGAATGGGCTCACCGCACTTCTTAGCCCGCTTATACAGGGGCGAGAGACGAGAGCAGTACGAGGGTTGACAGACTGACAGCGCACATGCACTCTTAGAGCGTCACACAAGCTCTTCTGAGCCCTTCTGGGGAATGCTCAAGCCTAGAACGCCTTAACGGCCTAAAACATGGCGAGAGACCCCCAAAGAATGGCGGCGAAGAGGGAGTTGACACCCCGAAGAGACACTGATAGCTTCGGACACGCAGTTGAGAGCCAAAGCCCGCAAGGGCGGCGGCACTCGCCACAACGAAAGGCCGCAAGGCCCGGTAGTTGCCTGGTGACCAGTACGCCCTCGAAAGGGGAGCGGAATCACCGGAAGTGGCAGTGTACGAGATCGTCAGCACCAATACGCCCCCTCACGGGGAGCGGAATGCAGACAGATTGGGATGGACCTTCCCAAGCAATGGGTCTAGACGCCGCGAGTCGGCGCTAGAGCCAGGGGCCATTGGTGAACGTTACAGGCGGTCATAACGTCTGGACGGGACAGCATCCAATGGAGTCGAGAAATCCAGGGCAGTTCCTTGAGAACTCAATAGTGAGCAGTGTATGAGCGTGGCGAACCTGCCTATCAAGCGCTTGATACCGACGCGATGAAACATTCGGAGCGAAGGTGGCTACTGTGTCTAGGTCCGCTCCCTTCGGGGAGTCCGCCGATGGCAAATTTAAGGTAGCTGCCCAGAGTAGTGCCGGATCGTGCCTCTAGTCCAAGTCCGTAACACTAAGCCTTGGGGTAATGCACGTAGCGAACGGTCAGGCGCAAGTTCATGCACATTCTCTCTCTCCGAGTGGCGCAAGCCACTCGGGCTGAATCATCCTTCGGGGTGATTCAGACTCCCTAATTCTGGGGCGCTTGGTCAGGAAGCGGTGTCTTCATCTCCGCCGAATGGTCACTTGCTCCGGAGAGTGATCAGGGATGCAGCTCTTTTGAGTGTTATGCATCCTTGGTTGCTCTGGACGCCGCTATAGGCGGCGCCCTAGCCAAGGGAGAGAGAATCATGAGTGACTACAGTCTGCGGGCCGAGCGTGGCGCAAAGCTGCTGGAC